GGACAGGCCGATACGCTTCTCACCCTTCTGGTCCTCCTCAACCCAACCCGACAGGGACAGGGTGGCGTTGCCCTCCTCGTCCGTCAGCGGCTTCAGGTCTTCGACTATGAGGCCGACAATCTTGCCACGGTAATCGGGCTTGTTGTCTCCCTCCCTCTTGTCTGCGTTGTGATACAGCCAGCCTTTCTTGGCGACTTTCTCGTAACGGTACTTTTGCTTTGTTTCCTCAGACATATGTTATGTTACTCCTTGACCTTCTCATGCATCCTCTTGGCCCATTTTGCCACGGCATCCACTATGGCAAGCAACCGTTTCCGAACGGCGGGTATGAGGGGAGCATTGAGATTTATCTGCTTCATGGCCTCTACTTGGCCAGCGACAGTATATCCAAAATGTTTTAGTGCTGTGCAGGTGTCCTTTCTTCCGCACCAAGCGCAGTACTCGCAGGGCCACGGGGAACGTGTGGGGTCATTCACACTGTCAACGATGTTGTAGACAATATCAGAAGCCTCCTCGTAAGTCAAGTCAAACGTCTCTACCTCCCTGCTCTTGGAGTATACAAGGTGACAGGTCAGCTTCTTGTCACCGAACTGTTGCATGGCTCCCAAGGCGTAGGCTGCCATCTGTGCCTTATAGTCGCGCTGCCGTCCGGTCTTGAGGTCGAACAGGTGACCCTTGCAGTAGGCGTCCAGCGTCCCAAAGGTTATCTCCTCATCGCCCCGCATGACTACGATGCGCTTCTCGATGTGCAGCTTGCGACGACCAGCCATCTTTGAGATGTAGCGGGCAGCCCACACAACTTCAGCGTGATATTTTGTTAACGACATTGGTGTCAGCCTTCCATGCTTTAAGTTTCTTTTCTTCGAGTGCTTCCCTTAATGCAGCGTCCTTGCTGCGGGTTATTCCGATTAGAGCCGTGGCTACTTCGCTCCGGCTTGCTTTCGGGTCGTGTAGTATGCGCCGTGCTATGCGCTCCCACTCCACCACCTGTTCCCTGTCCTCTGTCACAGCAGGGCAACCTTGATAACTATGACGGCCACAGCCAGCGCAATGGCCAGTGCCGCCCACAACTCAAGCTTCTTGATGTCAAGTTTCACCTTGACCCCTCTCTGCCCCAAGCTGTTTGATTTCGTTCTCATGCTTCACCCTTAGACTCTGGGCGTAGAACCAGAGGTCAATTATTTCCTCCTCCAGATGCTTGATGGTAACGGCCTCATCGAGCAACCCTCCGTGCTCCTCCTGCCCTGCATCGTACTTCAGTCTGGCCGCAGCCTTGAATCTGGCGATGCCGACCTCCCTTATTTCGTTTGGTGTTCTGGTCATTTGCTTGGGTCTTTCCTTGTTAGCGACTTGCGCAGTCTCCTGTCAGTTAGAATCTCCTCAAGTTGCTCGTGCAGCTTGGTCCCCCGTTTGGCTGCTGCCCCCACTGTGCCTGACGGCAGGTAGCAGGGACACTTATCCAGAGCGGGCAATGCTGACGGCGGCATCTCCGCATGGTGTTCCCTGCTCTCATGGTCTGGTTGTTTCACTTGTCCTCCCTTTACCTGTTCCCCATCACCTCTGACAGGGGGATGAGCACCATCTCTGATGCGTTGTTGTCTCCTCCCTTGATAATCCTAGCCCTGCTTCCACCCAGCAGGTGCTTCACACGCCGCTTGAGGGTCGTCACAGGCAGGATTACGATAAACTTTATGTCTCCATCCTTGGTCATGATGTGCGCCCAGTAGTCCGCCTTGGTCACTGACAGGCCGCTGGGCCTCCCGTTGCACCGTATCTCCACGGCTATGTTACCAGTATCCACCCAGAGGTCACGCTCCGTCTTGACCTCCACCTTGCCACGGTTAAGCAGGTCGGCAAGGCAACCCTCGTACTTCTCACCGAACGCAAGGTCTACGTCGAAGTCTGGGTTATACGGGCTCATGTCATGTTAAGTGGTGAACGAGCGGCTCACGGCGTAGCCGAGTTTAGCGTTGGTTTGCCGAACATCCCAAGGTACGCCAAGGGCTTGGCTATCTTTGCCGCTCGTTCACCATAAGTTATCATTTAAGGGAGTGGAGGGTGAGCAGGTCACGGCGTAGGCGCGGTCATGGGGCAGTTGTGCAACTCCCACCTACCGCAGTGTTAATTTGCCATCGCTGCTGCCCACCCTCCAGATTGTCATTTAAGGAAGTCACCTGCGGTTGCTTCCACCTTGGGTTGTGCGTTCCCTCTCTGCTTGTACTTGGAGGGGGTCTTCTTGTCCATAGCCTCCGTACCCACGGCGGCATTGGCATCATCGTCAGGCTCATCCGTTGCGAGGCAGCAGATGCCTTGCAGCGAGTACCGCCGTGCGTAGGTGATTGCGCTCCCAAGGGATTGCATATCAGCCTTCTTGTACTCCAAGGGCATCACGCTCCTGATGGACTGCTCACCGTAGAGCAGGGTGGTCACGAGGAACGTCTGCTGTGGGTGGTGCGTCACTTCGGGCAGCACAGTGTCGGTCGTCGTCCTCTCCGCCGCATACTCCACCGTCTGGGTCACGGCTATACCGTGGCTGTTGAGCACGTTGCGACAGGCTTCAATCACATCATCTAGGCCCGCATACTTCGACTTGAAGTAGGGGTTGCTGGCGGACTTGGCCGCCCTCTTCAGTTCCATCTGCGCCTTAGCCAGCGCGGATGGTAGGGTGTCATTACTATTTTGTTTATTTGGCATTGTTCTTTACTAGTTTGAAGAACACAGAGGCTGGCATGGATACGACCCATTGCTTGAGGCTCCCTCCGGTGCGGTAACTAGCCACTATGGGGAGCTTGCTTCCGCAGTCGTTTATGGCCTGAGCAATGGCCTTCTCGTGTTCCAGCCTCTGTGTATATTTTACCTCGAAGTGGAGATGGGGCAGGTCTTCACATATGACATCGGGGCTGTCCTCGTTGCCACTGAATTGCTGCCCCCGCCGGGACTGGGTAAAGCCAGCCTGTATAAGCTGGTCTCTCCACAATCTCTCTCCACGCTTACCTTTTTCTCTGCTGTTCATTTAACTGATTCAGTTAAAAATGGAGGAGCCACACCGCAAGGAGGCATAGAGCATTGGTAGACGCTCAATGAAGACAGTGCAGCCCCTCCGTAATTCATTCCGTATATTCCCCAACCTTCGCCATGTCGATGAGCATCTCAATGATGTCCCTCCTTGACCGTCCGGTTTCCCGCACGAGCATGGCAAGCTTGTCGTGGCGTTGTTCTGTAATCCTAACCAGCAGTCCCCTGCGGGAACCGTCTGGCTTAATCTTGGACACTGTGACGATAGTGCCGTCCTCGGTCTTATCCTCCATGCCCTTATCTTATAGGATAGTGGAGGTGATGTCAAGCCTAAGGCAGGTTAAAACTCATTTTTAGCCACCGATACACGGCTTGCGCAATATCTTACTTTGGAAGTAAGAAGGTGGCGGAGGCCGGGTAGAAAGGTAGAACACCCCGACCCCCGCCTGACGGTATATGAGATGCCGCCGTTAATCCTCTTCTTTAAGCAGGTCAAACCAAGCCCGCATGATTGCGGCTGTCTCCGTCTTGGTTCTCTCCAGATTCTGGTTGTCGTCTGCGATGTTAGATATACCGATGCCGATGAGTGCTTGCCCCATCCGCTTGCGGGTACATCCCCTTACCTCGCAGACATCAACCAGTGCGCGGAGCTCCTCGCAGAACTCCTTGGCATTTTCCTGTTCCTCCTCGTCTTGTTTAGTAGCCATCTCTCTCTCTATATGCACCAATATGAATGGATGCCCTCCCTCTAGAAACTCTTTCAAACTCATTGCCCTCATCGTCAAGTAGTTGGACGACTTTCGGCCCTGACTGATGGCATAAAGCTCCACCGAGGGTGACTTCCGTTACAGTGTAGGGAGTGGAATCGAGAATCACGGTCTCGCCAATCTCTCGGCGTACCAGTCCAGCGGCGTTAACCTTGGGTACTGTTTCCCATATCTCGATACCCTCCACGACTTCAAGCAGGGTCTGCGGACCCCACCGTGTTTGCCTAATTGGCCTTTCTCTCATTGACATCCACCTCCTTGCCATACGCCACGTTTATCCGGTCAACGACTGACTCAAGGACAGGCATCACTGCCTCCTTGAATTCCTCATCGTCTTCGGCTGCGCACCTCAGTGTGTAGAGGGCGGTGTCTATCGAGACCTTGGAGTATGCCAACGGGCTGATGCCCTTTTTGCCTAGGGTGGCAAGATTGCGCATTACCATCTTTGTGCATAGATTTATGCTCTTCTCAATCTCCTTGTCTGATGGGTCTTGCATGGCTGCCTCCGTTAGTTATTGAGTATATCACCCGTGAAGAGCTCGTCAAGCCTGTCCTTGATGCGGGCTGGCAGGTCACTCATTATGTTCTTAGTGTGCCGTCTGGACACCTCCACTTCACCGCAGAACATTAGGTTGTCGCACACGAACGGAGCCACACCCATCACCAGCCCAGCGGGGAACCGCTTGTTATTGCTATTCCTCACGCCAAGGACGTAGCGGTATGACTTGGTGACGCTGGTGTGAGTGTCGAACGACAAGCGTTCCTGCATCCCACCCCCCAGCATGGCCTTGACCATATGCCCGTGCGGGTCACAGTACCTTGTCAGTATCTTGCGAGCCTGCTGGGTGCGCTCTGAGATAGCTTCCAGCCTTGAGTGATGCGTCTTGAACTTGCCCTCGGTGCGCAGGTTCTGCGTGTAGGCTTGAAGGAACCGCCAAGCGTTCTTACGATAGCTGTGGTTGTCCCTCAGAGCCTCTTCCGGTGGCAGCAGGTACTCATTCTCCACCGCCTCGATGTGCGAGGCTGGCAGTATCCCTGCCCGCAGGAACTTTATCAGCAGGTTATGCCGCTCTGCGGTGGTCAGGTCAGTGTCCACATACAGTTGGTTCTGGGCGTCCACGGTTGGGATGCTGAACGAATCCAGTTGGATGAGTCCGAACATGCATGCCCTGTCGGTAGTTAGGGCATACTCCCCTTGTCGATAACC